CCAAGGCGCGGGAGACTGTCGGCAGTCTCTGCGATTTGCTGGCTGATCAAGGCCCTGGGTTTGGTGCACGTTGGCACTATCGAATTAGCCGCAGGGATGCGATTTCGGAACTAAAAATTTCCGGTTTCAACTCCACCTCCTTGGAGGTGTGACGATGACTGTCGTCTTACCAAAAGCAATTTTGAATGCGCTGAATAAGCGCTTTTATCCACTAACCGAAGTTCAAAAACTTCAACGCAAATACGCCGGTGAAATTCCAGCGGAGGAGCTGAAAAAAGCGGAGGAGCTGGACAATGAGTAATTTCGTCGAAGGATACAAAAATGCTGTCGAAGAATACAGCTCAAACAAATTTTCTTTGGCGGAGGCCCTAGAATCTTTTAGTATTGACCCGCCAGAAAGCGACTATCAACTTGGGTTTTTGGAGGCGGTTCGCTCACTGCATAAATTTGGTGTTCCAACGTACGCCGTTGACAATGTCGTCTACGTTGGCTGGCCTCACATCGACAGAGAACCTGGAGACGAAAGTTGAAGCATAAATTATCTGACTACACATCCGGCGACTTGGATGCTGCGGCGAGGTCTCCACACATCAGCGATGCGGCAAAGAAAGAGACGACGAAAATCCCGCCGTATCATCCGGGAGATGAAGCTGGTGCAACCCTTAGAAACTTGGGAAATTCTTTTGGCAGGACGTAAATTCACGGACGTAAAATTTAAGGAAAGAAAATGAAAATAATTGCAGTAATTTGTTTTGGATTTTTTATTTCGGCTCTTGGAATTGAATTCATGTCTGGATGCGGCCAGGCGGTGTACTATGAGGACCGGACTTGGGAGACCGGCCCTTGCGTTTTTATTGATTATGATGTAAGGCGTGGGACTTGGTGAGACATCACCGATCCCCTCCCAAAAACTTGAACCCTCTTCGGAGGGTTTCTTTTTGTTTAAAACCAGTCATACTGCAAAAGTTATTGTCAGTTACCTACTGTAAAAAGGTCGAAAAGTTATGGGAAAAGACGAAGCAAAACGAAAACCTGGGCGCCCCCGAAAGCACCCGAAAAAAGAAGACCCAGGCGTCACAGTTAAACGCCCCGTCCACAACGGACCACGATTTAATCCAGAATCTCCTTTGAGGCGCAAAGAAAAGCCATCCGGCTGGGACGGAAGATTTAAGTCCGTCGATCCATCCAGCAGCAGGAATTCCAAAAGATATAAGTGGAACCATCCGGCGACGATAGGCTGGATTATGGGACAGGCGGACCCAGTGGGATTTCTGGCTGCCGTGATGGCTGGAAAAGAAATTTTCCAGGTGTACTCAAAGGACGTAGACGGCGTAGTTCAAAAAGCTGGGAATATTTCCGCTGACCCCGAGCTGCGGGTCATGGCTGCAAAAACTTTACTGGGGAAGTGTGTCCCAGACTTAAAATCTGTTGAGATTAACGCGCAAATTGAAACAAAGAAGGTCCTGGATATATCCAGGTTGAATGATAATGACCTCAACGCAATTGAACGAGTTATTGAGCACTGTGTCATTGACGGAGGTGAGGGCGGAGAAGATGAGGAGGTCGTTGAAGGAGTTTACCAAGAGCTGCTGGCCGACAATTGAGCCAGCCTCAAATTTTATTGACAACTGGCACATCGACGCAATTTCGGATCATTTGCAAGCTGTTGTTGAGGGCGACATCAAACGACTAATCATCAACATTCCGCCCCGACATATGAAATCAATTTCAGTCGCCGTCGCCCTCCCTGCGTGGACGTGGACAATCCAACCCGCCAAGAAATTTTTGTTTGCTTCATATGCGTCGTCTCTTTCAATACGTGATTCGGTTAAGTGCCGCCGCCTAGTCGAAAGTAAGTGGTATAAAGAACATTTTGGCGATGGCTTTGTTTTGACGGGTGACCAGAACCAGAAGCAACGGTTTGAAAACGACAAGACTGGCCAGAGAATAGCAACGTCAGTCGACGGAGCTTTAACCGGCGAGGGCGGAGACATCATTGTAATCGACGATCCGCACAACGTTCGAGAAGCAGATTCGTCCACAGTTCGGCGCGGCGTTCTTGAGTGGTGGGACCAGGCAATGCAGTCCCGTCTGAATGATCCCAAGACGGGCGCCTTCATAATTATCATGCAGCGAGTTCACGAGAATGATTTGACTGGACACATTCTGGCAAATGAACACGAGGACTGGGATCACCTATGCCTACCTGCCAGATATGAAATCGGCCACCCAACGCCAGTAAAGTCTAGTCTATTTTTCACTGACCCGAGGACTGAAGAAAATGAACTTCTCTGGCCGGAAAGGGTAGACTCTAAGACGCTAGGTAGTTTAGAAAAGTCTTTGGGAAGTTACGCCGCCGCTGGCCAACTACAGCAGAGGCCAATGCCGAAGGGCGGTGGAATTTTAAGAGCGGAGTGGTGGGTCCCCTGGGAAAAGGAGGCACTGCCCGACATTGAATACGTCATTCAATCCTGGGACACAGCATTCAGCACAAAAGAAAAAAGCTCTTATTCGGCGCGAACGACGTGGGGCGTGTTCCGAAAAGATGGACAAATAAATGCCATAGTTTTGGACATGTGGTATGACCGTGTTACATACCCGGAGTTACGCCGCATAGCTCAGGAATCCTATTACGAATATGAACCTGACGCTGTACTGATTGAAAAGAAGGCCTCAGGTCAAAGTTTATTGCAAGATTTGCGGATGGCTGGCATTCCAGTTCTTGAGTATTCCCCTGATCGAGACAAGGAGGCGCGTGCCCACGCCAGCTCCGCATTATTGGAAGATGGAAGAATTTGGTTTCCTTCCACAAAAATATGGGCTAAAAACTTAATTGACATTTGCGCGGCCTTCCCGGCGGGCGACAACGACGACATTGTTGATACCTGCACTCAAGCCTGGCTCAGGCTTAGAAAAGGTTGGTTCGTGACGCATTCCCAAGACGACTTGGAGGATGACGACGTTGAGCCGAAAAGAAGGATAAGTTTATATGGCTAGGTCTCCAGTTCCCGTTTCCGACGTCCCATTTTCTGAGGCAGGACCACTCGACGATCTTGAAGTTGAGGCCTTCGGAGATGACGAGGTCTTAATTGGTGACCCCAGCACTGACGATGTCGAGAAGGAGGAGGACAACGAGTTCGACTCAAACTTGGCCGAAATAATTGACGTGAAGGAATTGGACGCCACGGCGTCCTCACTAATTGGCAACTACATGTCCGACAAGTCGTCGCGCTCTGAATGGGAGGAACGATATAAAAACGGGCTTAAAACTTTGGACCCCGACGGCGGCATGAACGAAGCTGAAGATGCCCGCGCAAGTCGCGGACTTTCAGTTGTCGTCCACCCACTAATTGCGGAGGCTGCGACGCAGTTTAACGCCAGAGCAATTGCGGAGCTTTACCCGGCGGGTGGCCCAGTTAAAACTACGATAATTGGAGAGTCGGACGAAGAGACTGAAGATCAGGCTCGGCGCGTCCGAGACTTTATGAACTACCAAATTACTCAGGAGATGCCTGAATATTTTCCTGACCTTGACCAAATGCTGTTTCACTTACCCTTGGTCGGTCAGACTTTTAAGAAAGTTTGGTGGGACGCCAACCTCCAACGCCAGTGCTCTCAGTTCGTAAAGGCTGAAGACTTTGTTGTCGCGCCGGAGAGTAAGGACTTGTATACCTCGCCGAGGTACACTCAGCTCATTCGGATACCAAAAAACGATTACAACCGATACGTTGACGCAGGATGGTACTTGCCGTCGGAATACGTCGGCGACGGCGGCGAGATATCGGAGGACGTGTCGTCGGAAATCGAAGGCGTCGATGCGTACGGCGACGAAGCAGAAGACGAAGTGATGAACTTACTGGAGATGCACGTCTACCAAAGTTTTGACGGGGTGGACGGCGCCGACGATCTTGAGGCGGAGAACTTGGTTGCCCTTCCGTACGTCATCACAATCGACTACGACGCAGAAAAAATTGTCAGCGTCCGACGCAACTGGCGCCAGGACGACGAGAAAAAATTAAGGCGCGACTGGTTTGTAAGTTACAAATTCCTGCCCGGACTTGGATTTTATGGCTTCGGCCTGTACCACATAATTGGCGGCCTGGGAAAGGCTTCCACCGGCTCACTCCGCGCCCTACTAGATTCGGCTGCCTTCGCCAATATGCAGGGCGGCTTCAAGCTGAAGGGCCGAGTTTCCGGCGGC